CAGCCGATGTTCGCGTTGGCGTTCGACACGGAATTGTAGTTCACATAGAACAACCCGTGGTTCCCGTTCCGGTTATAGTTACCGCCGAAGTGCAGACACGGGTTGGACGCGTTGAAGTTCCAGTTATCCGACGAGCCAAAAACCAAGGCACCGACTGCGTGCGCGATCTCCCCCTGTATTTTCACGCCGCGTTTGCGGCGGAAAACCCGTTAAGGTTTCTTATCTTCCGTCTCTCGTCCGCTTCTTTTCCGCCCAGCACGGCGGGTTCGGGCGGGTGAGGACGAGCGACGGCGCGAGTGCGCCTTGCCGCGTTGCGGCGAGGCAAGCGATGTAAAGTCCGCGAGGACGACGGCCTGCGGGCCGGGGATATGCAGGAGGGAGGGGGCTGCGGCCCCCGTCCCCCTGCACCCCCTCCCCTGTCAGGGGAGTTTTTGGAGGCGGCAGCCGATGTACGCGACGGCGACCGACACGGAATCGCAGTCCACATAGAACAACCCGTAGAACCCGTTCCGGTAATAGCTACCGCCGAAGAACAGACACGGGTTGGACGCGCTGAAGTTCCAGCTATCCGACGAGTAGGTGGTCTCACTGCCCCCCGTCGCCGTGGGGTAGATGCACCACTCCAGACCGCTTTTCGTTGCCACCGCAAATGCACTGGGCCACCCGCTCGTGGGTACGCCCACGGCGGTTCCCCCGCTGGTGTCGCTGAATTGATTGGGGTTCATGATGATGTTCAGCCCCGCGCTGTTGTAGTAGCAGCCGTCTCCCCAGTCGTATACATTGTCCCAAAGACCCTCAATGTTCCGGTACTGTGTGCCCAGGCCGTAGCTGTCCCGGCTGTTCTGCGTAGTTCCGGTATGGTACGGCATACTATCCGTATAACCCATGTTGCCGGGGGCACTGTTGTCTCCGCAGCCTTTGCCGATGGTCTTTTGGCTGTTCCAGTCTGCGAACTCCACCAGGTACAGCATCCAGATCGTCATGCGGATTTGGATGTCGCTCTGCCAGATGGTGCCGCCCAGGCCGTGGATACCGCTCCGCGCCGCGCTCCGGGTGATGTCTGCCTTGGGCTTTCCGCCGCTCTGGCTTTTCCAGTTGCTCGTGTGGCAGTGATACCGGCCAATGTACACGGTGTTCCGCTCGCCCTTTCCGTCCCCGCGGTCTGCGTGGGCCGGGGAGACATGGAAACCTGGTGTCGCCTTGTCTGCGATCTGGAGTTTCAACCGGCTCCCGCTCTTTGTCCACTTGAACCAGAATTTCGGGATAGCCACCAGCTCGCCCGCTGCGGGGTCGCTTGACCGAACCATCCCGCTCCAGGGCATCAGGTTATCGAACGGGCTTCCGTACTTGCTCTGTCCGGCCACATAGGGCACAGGGTTCGTGAAGCCTGCCGCCTTATCCGTCCGGCTCCACACCGTTGTGCTGGTGCCGTCCCACTCCACGCCGTAGATGTTCGGCATCTCCACCTTCACAAAACAGGTCTTTGCACTCGGGGCGGTGTGGTTGGCGTCCGCCGCCACATTCACCGTCACTGTGGCGTTTCCGTCCTTAACGGCAGTCACCGTGACCGTGTTCCCGCTCACGCTCACCGTCACCACGCCGCTGGGCGATGCGGTGGCCGAGACCGCCCCCGTGCCGTTCTTGGTCACAGTGATGCTCTTGCTCTTGGCAGAGGCGTCCAGGGTCATGGAGGTGGGGGAGAGGGCCAGCGTGCCTGCCGCCTTTTGAATGGCCCACGCCGCATTTTTGGCGGTCACACTTCCATCCTGCCACTGGTAGTTTTCTTTCGGCGTAAATGTCGCGTTGTAGTTGCCCGCGGCAGTGCCGCTGGTAGTGCCGCCCATGGTCAGCTTTGTGCTGTCATAGTTGCTCCAACTCGGGCTTTGCGCCCCGCCGGTATAGGTCAGCGCCCCGGACTGACTGGGCACCACCGCGATCTTTGCCCGTTCAATGCGCCATGTGGCAGTCTTGGCGGTCGCGCTTCCGTCCTGCCACTGGTAGTTGTCCTTTGGCGTAAAGGTCGCCTCATAGCTTCCCGCATTGGTTCCGCTGGTGGTTCCGCCCAGGGTCAGCTTTGTGCTTTCGTAGTTGGCCCAGTTCGGTGTCTGTGCGCTTCCGGTATAGGCCAGCGCCCCGGACTGGCTGGGCACCGCCATGATCGTGGCCCGCCCGATTTTCCACACTACGGTTTTTGTCTCGTTGGTGCCGTCTCCCCAGGTGTACCCCTCCTTCGGGGTAAATGTGGCGTTATACGAACCTGCGTCCGTCCCCTTGGTCACGCCGCCCATGGTCATGGTCTCCGGGTTGTAGCTGTTCCAGGTCGGGCTTTGCTCGCTGCCGGTGTAGGTCAGTGTTCCGTTCTGGCTGGGCACAGCGTCGATGGTGTGCCCAATTTTTGTGATGGCGTCCAGCGCCGCGTCCGCAGACTTCTGCGCGTCGATTGCTCTTTGCGCGGCTGCGTCCATGGCCCCCTGCAAGTTTTTCGCCCCCAGCCCCTTGTTGTCGGTATAGCCAATGTCTGCGGCTTTCGTGCCATGGGGGTTTCTCTCCTTGGTCATGCTGTGGTCGTAGGCGATCTTGCCTCGGTCACCGCGGTAGGCTGTACTCTGCGTTTCGCCCAGGGCCAGGTCGGAGCCGATGGGCGCATAGCTGTGCCCGCTCCACCGGTAGGTGATGTTGGTTTCCGCATCTATGTAGACCTTGCCGCTTTCCGGGGTGATCTGCTCCCGGTGGGCCGGGTCAGAGTAGAAAGCGCCCTCATGGTAATAGCCCTCCACCACATCATCCACATAGCTGGGGAGCTGCGCCGCCGCAATCTTCCCGTCGTCGCCAAGTCCCGCTATGCCGTTCGGTGCGTTCACCGGCAGCTGGGCGGCGCTCACCTTGCCGTCCTTGTCCAGCCCCGCTACACCGTTTGGCGTGTTTACAGGGAGCTGGTCGATCACCACTTTTCTGTCAGCTCCCAAATCCGCCTTTTTCTCAAACAGGGCCGCGTGGGCCTCCCGGTCTCCGGCGTGGGCACCCATGGCCTCAGCGATTGCCTGTCCCATGGTTTCCGCCGTCACCACAGCGGCGGCATCAATTTTGACCGTAAGGTTTCCCTGGTTGGAGAATGCCAGCAGCCCGTAGAATGTGTACACAAAGTCCGGCATGGCCTCCTTGCTCGGGATTTCAATGCCGATGTCCGTATCCGTCTGGAACAGGGCGATCATTTGATCTTCTTCCTCGTCCAGTCTCGCCCATACGCCGAACTGGTTGAGGTTGTACCCCACCGCAGCCTGTGCCGTCACTTGCAGTTTGAGCCTCTGGCCCTTTTCTGCCGGTGTGTTGGACACGATGCTCACCGTCTGCTTTTCGTTCACAAGAGCCGACTGCGCCAGCATGGCGGTCTGCTCCACTCGCCCTTGTCCCGCCGCCGCTCTGGTGATGTGCAGGTTCTTCCCCTCCACCCACCGGGTCAGCAGGTCGTTTCCGTTGTTCGTGATTACGCCTAACCAGGCCATGTTTTATCCTCCTGTTCTCTCGGTTGTCCCGAAGTCGATGATTACCGCTCCTACGCAGGCCGCCAGGGCGTGTGCCGTGGCCGTCCCTGTTTTGGTGTCCGGGCTCGGGTTCACCCGGATGGTGGTGCAGCTCTCCACGAACTCAGCGCCTACATAGGCCGCCATTCCGTAAGCTGTCGCCACGCCGCCCGCATCGTAGTATTCCACCTCCTCCAAGTGGGAGCTGAACCGCTTT